GTATATTTAATGAGCATAGAAAAAATACTTGTATTTTTTCTATGCAAAAATTATTTATCAAAGATAAATAATTTTTCATTTTTTATGAAATTTTTGATAATTTTTATAAAAATGGGTGTATATTCATTTTTATGAAAATTATAAAAATTTATTTTTTATAAAACAAAATTGTATGAATTAATATTATAATTTATTATTGTATTTAATTCAATAAATATAATAAAAAAATTAATTATTTTAGAATAATACAATTATTAATTTTTCTAATATTAAAATACCACCATAAGAAAATTAATATAATTATTCCTAATAACAATTCTTTCATTATATAATAAAAGATTTTAATAATTAAAATTAAATAATTTTTTATTCTTTTTCTTTTTAAATTTTTTTTTATTAAAAATTTGATCGAAAGTAATATTTTCACTATTATTTTGTAAGATTTTATCTTGACTATTTTGTGTAGAATTATTAAAATCATTATAATTTAATAATAATTGATTATTATCAGATTCATTATTTAAATATTTTGTAATATAATCATTTACAATAGGTTTATTTATTGATTCCATAATTCGTACACTATCATTATATATATATTCATTATAACTCATTCCTATTTCAATAGTAAAATTAAAATCTTCATTTATATTAAATCTATTGCCTGTATAGTCTAATAATTCAACTTCTAATTTTTTGATATCTGTTGGTTGTTTAAATTTATATGATTCCCATAATTCACCAGATCCATTAGTATATATATATAATTTTTTATTATTATCATAATTAAGTTTTGACAAAACTTTTAATGGAATTTTTGGATTTGGATAATAATAACCATAATCATTAATTCTAATAAATATATATTTATAAGGATTAAAATTATAAGGTGCCTCGTTTGTTATATATGTCAGTGGTTTTATTTCATAAATTTTTTTTCTAAATCCTAATAAATAACCTAAAGATAAATATGATATATTATTATTATCAAAATTTATTATATATGTAACATTGTTTAAAGTATTATTTATTTTAAATACACCATTAACTAATTCAAAATATAATCCTAAATTATTATTATTTAATTGACCCATATTTTGTAAAGATATATTTATATCATTTACAATTGTATCAGTTTCATAATTTTTGGTAGGTATTTTAATATATAAGTAATCTTTATTAATATTTTCAGGAATAAATGTACCTCCGGGCAATCCTGTTTTTATTGTTTTAACTTTAAAATCAATATTATAATTATTAGAACTAAATATATTTACATTACTAATAGGTATTTCAGCATTTACTAAAGAAATATAATTAACATTTTTAAATTGAATATTATTATTAATAATATTATCTAAATTAAAAAAAGACGGATTGGGAAATAATACAATATCTCTTTGTGTAGAATCAATATTTACAAAAATTTTATCCATTTATTAATTATTATAATTTAAATATTAATTTTTAAATAATTAAAAATATATTTCTAATATTAATAGAAATGAACCATATTAATATTAAAGATATATATAATTTAAATTATGATGAAAAATTAAAATACTTACATGATTTATATGTAATGTATTTTAATTATGATTTAAATATTAAAATAGTATGTAATGATATATTTAATAGTATATTAAATTTTATTTTATTACCTACTAAATTTATATTAGACGAAATTTATATAGAAGAAAATAATATAATAAATAATGATACTGAATATAGTTTTTTAGGTATAAATGGAACTAGAAATATATTTAGTAATATTAAATTACCTTTAATTATGGATGATATATTTTATCCTATTCCTTTTTCATTTCCAGTTTATATAGATTATAATAGAATTAAAATATATCAAAGTAATGTTTATTATTATGAGGTAACAATAATTAATAAAAAAAATATAGATACAATACAAAATGAATCAATAATTATAGGTTTTGGAAATAATAATACAGGATTACATAATAGATTAGGTCATTTTAATAATTCATTTGGTTATAATTCAAATAATGGTAAAATTACAATAGAATCTCGTATATATGATTCTGTTGTATGGAATGTTGATGATACTGTAGGTGCAGGAATAATTTATAATAATATGAATAAAATCATACCATTTTTTACTTTTAATGGTGAATTAATTTATATGCATTCAAAACCTATAACTATATATGCAAATTATTTTCCTATTATAAATTATAATCATTCTTACAGTATTGATGTAAATTTTTCAAATAAAAAATTTTTATATGATATATCATATTTAATTGATAATAATTCTAATTATATATTATCATCTAATAATAGTTTTATACATGATAATAAAATTGAAATATATCAAAATATATCACCTAAAATAAGAACATTTCCATCTATAATGTATTTTGATTCGGTACTTCCATTTCCTATATAATAATTATTATTTTATAAATAATTACTACTAAATTATATGAACTAATTAAATATTATTTTTAAATGTATAATTGGAATAAATCGAAGCTTTATCTTAGGTTCCATGCTTGCATGAAACGTACTTATGTTAAATGAATATAATTAAATAGGCATAAAAAAATATTAATATTTTTTTATTTTTTATAAAATTTTTATAAAAATTATTAAAAATTTTATAAAAAATATTTTATTGATTCATATAATTTATAAAATAATAGCAATATTTAATAATATTTTTATTAAATTTTTATGGACCGGAAAAAAATTACTCTTATTCATTTTATAAAGTATAATTAAAAATAATATTTAGGGTTGTTCACCTTTGTCTTATTGAATTATAAATTTTATTAAATCGAATAATGTAATAAATATTATATCAATAAATAATATTTACCTTATTTATTATTTATACAATTGGTTATATTATTCATTTTAATATTTAATTATTTTATACTATATGGAATATATTATATTTATTTTTTAAATAAGATAACGTATAATGCAATATTTGAATAAGGTACGATTAGGATAAATCAAAGATTTATCACAATCTTAAGACAGAAAATCTTTGATTTTCTGTCGTACGATAAATAAAAAATCGAAGATTTTTTATTTATCCTAAGTTTAATGCGTAAGCATGAAACGTATGATTGTGATAAATCTTCGATTTATCACAATCTTAAGACAGAAAATCTTTGATTTTCTGTCGTACTATAGATGCGTATTATTACATTCAATTTAATAAATATTTAATTGAATAAGACAAAGGCGAACAAATAAACCCGAAGGGTTTAGTTCTTGAACCAAAATCTTTGATTTTGGTTCAACAGCCATATTTAATAAAATTATAGGATTTTTCATTTTTTATAAAATTTTTAATAATTTTTATAAGAAATTAAGATGTACTACATTTTGAAGAAAAAAATAATTAATTATTTTTTATAATCATATATAATGAACAATAATTATCCATCTATGCAGAATAAATATATTAAATACAAATATAAATATTTAAAAACTAAAAATAAATTAGATCATGATATATTTTTATTTAAAAATAAAAATGATTATCAAAAATTGTCTGGAGGTCATATATCACGAATGAATAATACAATACTAGATAGTCAAAAAATAATCTTATTGAACTATGGTTTATTTTGTAAAAATGCATATGCGAAGAAAGAAGATTATATTCATTTTATCAAAGGATCAATGTATAATTATTTATTATCAATGAAAGGAAAATATTTTTCTAATAAAATTAATACTTATTCAGATCATATTTTAATTAATGATAATAAATTAGAAATATTATTCCAAAATAAAAATAAAATAATAATAGGTTGGAAATTACCAGATGATCAAACTGATCATCAATATACAGTTCAATATATTATAAAAGGTTATATTATGAACACAACAACAAACGAAGCATGAGACCTTTTATCTATTAATAAAAATCCTAATTATTTTGAAATTAATCAAACTAATGTAGAAAAAATTAAATTACTATATAATAATAGTGTAATTAATGAAATTACTGTTCCTAATGAGATTATGTTAGATAATGCATTTTATAAACCAAAAAATAACTATATAAATGAATTTAATCAAATTAACTTACCTTTATTAGAAAAAATTGATGATTTTGAATCAAATTATAATTCAAATTTGGAAAAAATATTAGAAGAAACTGATATTAAAGAATATATTAATAGTTATTTTTATAATAATAAACCAAAAAAATTAACAATTAATAGTTTTAGAAATGATGACTATAATGAATTTGTTAAAAGAGATGATTTAGAATTATTTAAATATTTGAAAATGTTAGATCCTCAAGATAAATATGATGAATTACTTGAATTAATTTATAATATTATGATAACTTTTATTATTTTGAATAATATAAAATTTACAGATAATGAAAAAAAATTAGAGGTAAATACTAGTTTTTTCCCAGTTTTTACAAACATAATATCAAAACGATTCACCGTTTTGGAATTTATTATACAATATTATCAATTTGTTAATGATAATCATCCAATACTAACATATTCAATTCCACAATATATATCATATAAAAATGAATTAACATCGCGATTACAATCAAATATAATATTTCAATTAGAAGATAATATAACTGAATATTTTAAACAAAAATATGGTTATTTTTATGATTATTTGAGTAATTCTATAATAGTAAATATAGCAGGTACGGATTCAATGCATAAAGATATGATTGAAAGAAATTTAGATGCAAAATTAACAATGTTGTATGTTGGCGATGGCGATGCAAATGAATCTGATGATAATTTTATTTTAATGCATCAAGGTTTTAGTATGTTTGCTAGAAATATATTTTCAAAAATCGGTGTATCTTATACAAATTGTCCATCTGATGAAATATCAAAATGTATTCCATTACTATCAATTGATAATCATCATATAGAAATTAATAATAAAGCATTTATTGAAAGTCAAATGACTAAATTAAGACAAATTTATAATGATAATTTGCCTTCTAATAGAGGATTAGAATATACAACACCTTTATTAGATTTTTATAATAGTGTAAAAGCATCATTACAATCATCATTACAAGATCAATTAAAAATTACTTTTATTGGACATTCTTTAGGATCAGCAACAGCAGAAGCGTTATTACTTTTATTTTATACAAGTAAATATTATACATCAATTAGAAATATTTTTCATTTTGTAGGATTTTGTTCTCCTAGACTTTATCATAAATATACATATAAAATTTTAAAAAAAATTTTAAGACCAATTGAAAATAATTTATTAAGTATAATTCATCATTTAGATCTTGTACCTAAAGTTCCTAATTCATCATTATATATTGAAAATATATATAATGTAATAGATCTAAAAAAAAATGTAATGAAATTAGGTACTGGACTAGTACTTAAAGAGTTCTATAAAAGAGAATATATTACTGAACGAAATGCTGATGCAATTTTATCTGTATTATCATCCTCATCCTCATCATCAACCATCCATGTTTCCGATAATATAGGAATTATGTGTTATAAAATTATTACCTCAAGTAATAAAAATATTACTGGAATAGAACTGAATGATACAGCTTATTTACACGGAGCAAAATTATTAATTTTAAATTCAAATGATATTAATGATGTGGAAGCCTCTTATCTAGATAATGAAATATTAACAATTAAATATGATACATCCGAATTATTAAAAGATATACAAAATGTAATATCACATACTCCTAACTTATTATATCATAAACTTGATAATATTATTCCTATATTTTTCCAAGTTTTATTTAATGAAAATATAAGAACATTTAAGTTTAATGAAGTTGATGATAATTTAGATAAAAAGAAAGATGAATTAGACAATGATATTATTATTAGTCAACCGATTATATATGAAACATTATTAAATTCATTAAGAGGAGGTGGTATTTTTAAAGATTTTAACTGTGATGATTTTGATAATTATAAAAAAATAGTTCAAGGTATTAATAGTATAATAGATACAGTCATAAAATATATTAGTCCAGAAGTTTTAAAATTATTTAAAAAATCAATATTAACATCTACTGAAATATTAATTATAATTCAAAATTTAAATGATATATTCAAAAAAACAGAATTAGATAATTATGCATCAAAAATATTTCAATATTATAAAAAGTATTTTTTTAATGATACTATAGGAAATTAAAAATTTTATTTCTAGAGTAAAACTTTGATTTATTTCAATTCTCATGCTTACACATAAAATGTATTTACAGAATTATAATACACTCATTTTTATGAAAATTATTAAAAATTTCATAAAAAATGAAAAATTATTTATCTTTGATAAATAATTTTTTCTATGCTCATTAACTATACTCATTTTTAAATAAATAATTATACGAATTAATTAAATATTATTTTTAAATGTACGATTTATCCCAATCTTAAAACAGAAAATCTTTGATTTTCTATCGTAATAATTTTTATAAATTGCATCTAATATATTTTAAATTTATTTCTACTTATTAAATAAAATATCAAACCGAATATTAAAGATCTTATAAATAAATTAATTAATTCATTATTATTTATAAACAAAAGTCTATTATTAATACTATTTATAAATAATTTAGAATTTAGTAATATAAACACAAATAAGTAAAAAATTATATCTTTATATTTATAATTTTTTATTTTGTTTATTAATTCATTATTATTAGTTTCTACATTTTCTATTTTATTTTTAGATTTTAATATTTCTAACATATCTTTTGTCATATTAATTGGCATAGGATCATTTTTTATATATTTTTGTTTAATATCATCTTCCACATTTTTTGTAAATATATTCATATTTGTATCAGATATATTTAAATTATCTATAATACTATCATAATCAATATCTGAATCATGATTTTTTGATATAGTTTTAGATAATGAATCATGATTTATATTATTATTAATTAATGTACCAAATGTTTGATTATCATCTAAATTAAATTCTTCCATATATATTTATATAGATTTTTAATAATATTAAAACTCAAATAAATTATTTAATATTTTAATATAAATTTTAAATATATAATATTTTAAAATCATTACTATTTTAATGATTTCAAAATATAATTTGAATTGGAAATTATATTCACTTTATGGAGGTGGTAAACCTCAATGGACAGTATTAATTCATAATGGCCCAATGTTTCCACCGCCATATATACCCCATAAAATTCCAATAATTGTAAATAATACTGAAATTATTTTACCTGAATTAGCTGAAGAATATGCTACTATGTATGCTAAATATATAGATACTGAATATAATAATAATAATATATTTAGAAAAAATTTTTGGAAAGAATTTAAACAATTATTACCTAATAATATAAATATTACAACATTAGAAGATATTGATTTTACTTTAATAAAAAAATATTTAGATGAAGAAAAAAGAAAAAAATTATTAATAACAAAAAATGAAAAAGAAGTTGCTAAAAGAATTCAAGATGAATTAGAAGAACCTTATAAATATTGTATAATAGATAATATTCAACAAAATATAGGAAATTATAAAATTGAACCTCCTGGGATATTTTTAGGTCGCGGTAAACATCCAAAAATTGGAATGCTAAAAAAAAGAATTATGCCTGAAGATGTAACTATAAATTTATCAAAAGATGCGCCTATACCCAAACCAAATATACCAAATCATAATTGGAAAGAAGTTATTCATGATCAAACAGTTATATGGTTAGCATCATGGAAAGATGATATTAGTGGTAAAATTAAATATATATTTACTAGTTTTGATTCTTTATTTAAATCAAAAAGTGACGAATCAAAATTTGATTTAGCAAGAAAATTAAAAAAAAAAATAAATAGTATAAGAGAAACATATATTAATAATTTGGATAATGATGATATAAAAATAAAACAATTATCTACTGCATTATATTTTATTGATAATCTAGCTTTAAGAGTTGGTGGATCTAAAGATACTAAAGAAGAAGCAGATACTGTAGGTGTTACATCATTAAGAGTTGAACATATTATATTATTAGAAAATAATTATATAAAATTAGATTTTTTAGGTAAAGATTCAATTAGATATACTAAAAAAATTCAAGTAATACCTAAAATATATGATAATATAATACAATTTAGTAAAGATAAAAATAAAAAAGATGAATTATTTGATAAAATAAATGCTACAATGTTAAATGATTATTTAAATTCATTTATGAATAAATTAACATCAAAAGTTTGGAGAACTTATAATGCTAGTTATTTATTTCAAAAAGAATTAGATAAAATTAAGGAAGATAAAATATTACATTTTGATAAAAATGAAAGATTAAATTATTTAATTGCTATGTTTAATCAAGCTAATGCATCTGTTGCAACATTATGTAACCATCAAAAAAATATTCATTCACCTATAGAAAATATTATTAATAAAATAGATTTTAGAATTAAAAAATTAAAAAAAAAAATTAGATATTATAAAGAATTAAAAAAAAATGATAAAATAGAAAAAATTAAAAATACTATCAAATCACTTAAACTAAAAAAAGAGACAAAAATTAAAATGAAACATGTCTCATTAGGTACATCAAAAAATAATTATATTGACCCTCGAATAATTTTTGCATTTATAAATAAATTTGAAATACCTCCTGAGAAAATATTTACCAAATCTCTTATAAAAAGATTTGAATGGGCTAGTAATGTGAATAAAGATTATAGATTTTAATAATTTATTATTTTTATAAATTATTAAAATTAAATAACTATTCTATTAGAATGATACCATTGATATATTGTATAATTTATATCATTTTTTAATGTTTCTAACAATTCTGTATTTTCTAATAAATTTTTCCATTCATTATTTGACATCTCATAATTAACCAAATCTTCTAAATCAGTTTTAGAATAATTTTTCATTAATAATACATTTTTTATATCATCATCATCATCATCATCATCATCATCGTCATTATCATTATATTCATCATCATTATCTTCATCGTCATTATCTTCATCATCATCATTATCATAGTTATCATAATTATTATCATAATTATCATAATCATTATTTGATATATTATCATCTAATTGATAATCATTATTACTAATTTCATCATCATTTAAATAATTATTGGATGAGTCTAAATCTGATAATTCTAAATAATTATTTTGAATGTATTCAAGTACATTATCATTTAATTCATGAGATAAATTACAATCTTTAATTAAAGAATTCCAATTTGTAATCGGAATTTTTTTTGTTAATTGAGATTTTGTATACCATATAGGTATAAATATTTTATATGAACAATGAGTTAAAATTTCATTAATTTGTTCATCATTAAATGATGGTATGGCATTTATTATTTTTCCAAATAAATTATTATTATTTAAATTATTTATATTTTTTTTAATTTTTTTAATTTTATTTTTCAAATTTTTTTGAACAATAAATAGTTTATCATATTTATTATTATATGATATAAATATAAAACTACTTAATACAGTAATTGATGTTAAAAATAAATTAAATATTATATTAGAAAACATTAATTCATAAATTAAAAATATTCTTAAATCAATTTTTATTATATAAATATTTTTATAAATTATAAAATAAAATATTATCTAATATTAATGACAGAAGTTATAACTCCAAAAATATGGGGACCGCATATCTGGCAAACAATGCATTATATATCATTAGGGTATCCCAATAATCCTACTGAAGAAGATAAACATAATTATAAATCCTTTTTTTTATTATTAAAAAATGTATTACCATGTAAAATATGTTCAAATCATTATCATCAAAATTTAAATAGTTTACCATTGACAGATAATATATTAAGTAATAAAAATAATTTAATTAAATGGGTAATTGATTTACATAATATAGTAAATAAAATGAAAAATAAGGATATATTATCATATGATGAAGCTATGAGGCATATTACAAAGAATAGATTATGTAATCATAATAATAATATAATATTATGGATAATGTTAATTGTATTATCAATATTAATTATAATTGCTTTTTATATGAAAAAAAGATAAAAATATTTAAAATTATTTTTTCAATTTATTTATAATGAATAATGTTGGAAATATAAAAAAAATTATTAAAATAATTGATACAGAAATTAATACTTACAATACTAATATTGATAGTTTTGAAATTGAATTAAAAATAATGGAAAAATATCCGGATTATTATCACCAATTCCCTTTTCTAATAAAAAAAATGTGTAAACGTGATAATTTGTCAATGTTATATAAAATGATAGATAAATTGGAAGATGTAGAATTAGGAATAGATACAATAGAAAATGTTGAATTTAACTTGGGTAATGAATTGGCTGATAAATATATAAATCCTATAATCAAAAAATAAAATATTTAATTATTTAATGATTAGTTTTATTAAATATCCAGATTATGATTATAGTAAAGATGATTTTTATCATCAAATAAATGATATATTAGGTTATGGAAATACAAAAATTAAAGGTTCATATATTAAATACGGCAAAGATAAAGTATGTGATATTGATTTAAATGAAAATATTAAATATACTGATGTTGAAACTTATATAAAAAAAATTTATTCTAATAAAAACAAATTTTATTTTATTAAAGGAATATTAAATGTACCATATCATAAATTAGAAATAATTAAAAATAAAATAGGATATATAAACGGAATATTTGAAAAAGTTTCTAAAGAAAGCATTTTAAATGATATTGATAATCTTCCTAATGATTTAAAAGATCCGCTAAATAATTTAATTCAAATATATATAAATACTAAAAATATTAATGATTATATTAAAATTTTGATATTTATAGATGATAATTTATATCCAAAATGGACATTAAAAGAATTATTAAAAGGCACTAAAATATATCATGATCAAATTTATAATATTAGTGATTATAATTATGATTATTTATATATAGAAATAATATATGATAATTATAGAATTTCAAATATGATAGAATTTAAATCAATAAAACATTTTAATGATTATTTAATTTTTGAAATATTAGAAATAACTTATAATAATCAAATATCTTATTATAGGTTACTTAAAAAATTTTTAGTTTTTATAAAATGGTTATATTTTAAAAAAAAAGTTAAAAATTCAGAACTAAATAATTCTATTATTCCAATATATAATGAAATTAATAAGTTTATTGAAAAATTAGGTACCAAATATAGTAAATATTGTATTCTTAATAATAAAATATATATTTTATATCATAAAATTAATAAATATAATAATAAAAAGAAAAAAAATAATAAACAAATTTATGATAAATTAATAACTAAATATTATAATAAAATAGAATTAATGAAAAAAAAATATATTAAATTTATGAATAAATTAAATAATAAATGTAAAAAAAAATATATGCCTTATTATGAAAAATTTAATGAATATTTAAAAAATTATTATAGAATCGTTTAATTAATAAAATAAAAACTATGGTCTTTATACTATAGTATATCTTGTATTAAATTTTGTTCTGTTTCAAATCCTTTTTTTATTTGGTCTTCACTTAATGTAAATAAATTTATATTTTTATTTATTTTATTTTTAATTTCTAGAATATATTTGATTAATTCATTTATATATATTTTTCTATTATTTTTCATTTCATTAAAACTATATATTTCTTGTAATCCACCACATTCATTTCGGGTATCGCAATTTTTATATTGATTTAAATATGTTCTGCAATATAATAAATGTTCAGCTGAAAGTATTCTATTAGTATTATCGGATAAATATAATAAAATAATTATATTTGAATACAAATTAGATATTAATAATGATAAAAAATTATCTAACGGCGGTAAATGTTTCGAATTTGATATATCAATATATCTTAATTCGACTTTTTTATCAAAATAAGAATTTAATCTTTCTATTTTCATAAAATTTTTAATATTGATATTACATTGAATTATATGATTTTGATACAATAATATTAGTATTTGATCAATATCATTTATAACATCATCATCAATAAATGGTAATGATTGATCTATAAATGGAAAATATTCATTTATTCTAGGTAGTTTGTGAACTATAATATTTATATCTTCTATATTTTCATTTAATCTTAGTATAAATGCACGATAATATATAATTAAAGCATCTGTGATTATATTTATACTTGTAAATAATATAGGTAATGTTTTTACATATGTATTATCATTAAAATATAGCTTATTTAAACAGTATAGTAAAAATAATCTATCTAATCTTTTTCCATATTTTTTATCAATCCATGGAAATACATTTTCAATAAATAACATATAAGATATATCATTAAACATATATCCTGGTGATGGTAATTCTATATTCATTAACAATCCACGCATATTAAAATTACATGTGACATAATTATTTATGTTTAATAATTCTTTTTGAGATTTATATATAATACGTTTGTCATCATGTATGGATTGAATTGAAACATCGATTAATTCAATTGGAATATCCATAGTTTTATTTACAGGTAATTGACCTAATCTATTTTCAGTATATTCCATTCTATTATTTATTTTTAATCTAAATAAAGAAAATTCACCATAATTCCTAAAAGAACTATTCCATATTCTATCAATATATGCAATAAATATTTCATTTTCATCTAAATTCATATCATTTATAAAATTATCCACAGTTTTAATATAGTTTTGTTTATAATTACCATTATATTATAATTGATGCATTGTAAATGATTTTTTATTAGGTCTATCTGTTTGTACTCGATTTATATTACATTCTAATTGTCCATTATTATGACATATTATATGATTCGCATAATTTCCAACTAAAATTCTATTAATATTTATAGAATGTATATTATCATTATTATATAAATTATTTGTTTCTATATATGAATTTATAGAAGATACTGTATTTATATCTACTATTTTATTAATTATTTTATTTAAATAAATGTCATCAATATGTAAATAGTTTGGTAACATAATTTTAATATATGATAATCCAAATCCAATCACTTTCGTTATTTTTAATAATAATAAATCAATATCTATATTTTTTTTATATAAAGATTCATAATCGATATTAATACTATAATCCCAGTCACCAATATTTGTATTATCATATTGATTTTCTATATTTGCTATATTATATTTTCTCGCAATAACACCCAAATGTATTCTTGTTGTATTTCCTCCTTTATATATTAATTTTATTTCTTCATTTATATTGTATCCATATGTTTTATTTAATATATATATTAAATGTGATAAACATAGATTTAAATGTATATATACAAAATATGTAATATTGGAATATTGTATTATATTTTCATGAAGAAATTCCATGAAAGTATCTGTTGAAATACCTTTAAAATATCTCTTAAAATAATATAAATTATTTTCTAATTTATATGTTTGTCTATTTATAATAGTTGGTGCATAATTTTTCATACATGATTCATTTTGATTTAAACTTTCACAATCAATATTAATTAAATCTTCTTCTTGCAAATTATCATTAGCTATTAATGGTACAAATCTTTGATATCGTGTATAATTACCACCCATTTGTACAAGTTGCGGAATATAATTAAAATCATAATTTTTATATTTTTTTAAATAATGATAATATTTTTCACTATATTTAGAATCATTATTTTCATTATATTTATAACTATATTTTTGTAATTTATGTTTAATATCATCACCACCTACTAAAATTCCTTGTCTCATGTCAAGACGCATATATAATGAGTAACAAGACATAAGTAAATATCTTTTATTATGATAATTAGTTTCCTTATTATATAAATCTATTATAAAATTATGTGTAATATTATCCGGATTAGGATTATCATTAGGATGTATATATATATATTGAACAGGCAATCTATTATATCTGTCAAACATACGTTTAAATTCTTCCATTTTATATACTCTATATTAGAAAATAATTTATATACACCAATTTTTATAAAATTTATTAAAAATTTCATAAAAAAATATGTATATTCTTTTTTACGCCTATTATATCATACTCATTTTATAAAAATTATTTATAACGACAGAAAATTAAAGTTTTTATGTTTTAAGATTGTGATAATATTTAATAAATGTATACTTATTTTTATAAAAATTATAAAAAAGTTCATAAATAATTATTAATTAAATAATTATTACTTTCAAATTTATACACTTTTAGTTAATATTATTTTTAAATACACCTAATTATTTTTATAAAATTAATATGGTAAAATAGGCATAAAAAAAGAATATACATATTCTTTTATTTTTTATGAAATTTTTGATAATTTTCATAAAAACGAGTGTATAATTTTTGTAAAAATGGGTGTATAAATTATATTTATTAAAGATACTATTATTGGAGTATTCGATATAATACAATAATTTTCTTAAAAATTATTTAAACTTTATGGTGTTCATCAGTGATGTATTCAATTTATTTTTTTATTAAATTAAATAATATACCATTTATCTTATTCATTATTATTAGTATTTGTTATATTATTCATTTTAATGTTTAATTATTTTATAATACACTCGTTACATGAAAATTATCAAAAATTTCATAAAAAAATAATATGTATATACTTGACACATTACCGTATTCATTTTATAAATTTTATTTAGAATAACAGAAAATCTTTGATTTTCTTTCTCAAGATTGGATAAAAAGAAGATTTATCACAATCATGTATTTAAAAATAATATTTAATAAATTAATATTATTTTGTAAGTAATAATGATTTATTTAAATAATAACTATATTCAATGAACATAAAAAACTACACGTATTTTTTCATTTTTTATGAAATTTTTGATATTTTCTTAGATGATTTCTTAGATGATTTTTTAGTTATTTTCTTATTATTTACTAAATTATCATCAAATACTATATATGCATTATTTTTATTATCATCATAATCATTTATATTTATATCAATACATAAACTAATTATATTTTTAATATAATCAATAGATACTTGATATACTTCATGATTAATTTTATATTGTTTATTAGCTAATAATAATTTTACACATTTTTCAATTTCTTTAGGATTATCCACAACAACAATATATTGAATATCTGGATGTTTATCTAAACCTGTTGTATATACTTTTAATCGTTTTTTAATATTATCTGTATTTCCAAATTTAAATATGTTTTTATTTTTATTAGTTAAAATTATATAGATACATTTATTTAGATTTAATTTAATTTCATTATTTATACTATCTACAAAATAATTTTTATAATAATTTATAAATTTTCTTAATATTATAAAATAATCTCTAACTTTATCTGCTTTAACTGAATGTGATACCATACATATTTTTTCAAATGTATCAAAAGATATATAATAATTTGAATATTTTTTCATTTTAATTTTAAAGTGATTATCAATGATAATAATATAATCTTTATTTAATGTATATTTTGTTCTTATTCTTTTATAAAATTCTTCAGTTTGTTTAATATCTAAATATTTTATAACATCTTCAATATTTATTCCAAAATATTTTTTTTCACACATATTATAAAATTTATAATATTCATTTATAAATTTATTTGATATAGCAGTATATTTTTTTAGAAAATCAACTAATGTTATATTAGTCATTATAAAATAATATATAATATTTTTGAACTAATAAATTACTTTTTTATTTTATAGAATTGTTTATCTATAAAATAAAAAATATATCTTTCGATATGTATATAAATATTATTTTTAAAAATGATATTTACTTAATTAATGAGGAATAATTAATTACCATATTAAGATATTACTATCTACCCATTTTTATAAAAATTATTAAAAATTTCATAAATAATCTTTTTTATGCTCATTAAATATATTCATTTTATAATAAAATAATTATTATTAACAAAATAATATAAATTTATTAAATATTATTTTTAAATACACATAATAATATTTAATAAATGAATAAGACTAACTAGTATTTTTATGCAATTTTTGATAATTTTCATGAAAACGAGTATATGATATTTTTATAAAAATTTTTAATAATTTTCATAAAATAAATACAAATGTAATATTACCAACTCATGTCATAAATATTTTTATGACATGAGTTGCGTTACCCCCCCCATGGGGGGGGTAACGCAACAATATAATTTTTTATACATTACATTAGATTTTATACATCAGGACTGTTCAACCAAAATCAAAGATTTTGGTTCAAGAACTAAACCCTTCGGGTTTAGTTATTCATAATTGCCTTATTCAATTTAATATTTATTAAATTGAATTTAATAATAATATGCATTGATAGTACGTTTCATGCTTACGCATGAAACTTAGGATAAATAAAAAATCGAAGATTTTTTATTTATCGTACGACAGAAAATCAAAGATTTTCTGTCTTAAGATTGTGATAAATCGAAGATTTA